CTGATCTTGGCCTCTCCCTTGTTCAAATTCTGGCGCGCGCGAGGCTCTGACCTGCGTAAATACAGGCCTGTTGTCTGCGTTACTGGCCGGTAGTGGTGTCGACGGCTCTCTAGGGCGGAGACTTTGATCATGACTCGTCCCGCTACTCACCTTGAGTGACGTCACGCGCTGTAACTTTAGTCGGTCGACCCTCGAGACCGTGACGGTGCGTGAATGCTGGGAGATCGGGTGGCCTGCGGTTACTCTCAGGTCCAAGGCTGGCCGGCGGCGGTCGCGCTCTCCCCGGGCGCGCAACGCGCCGGCCGGCCGATACCCCGGGGAGACACTGTGGACGAAACTGTGGACGGCGAGCTCGAACCGGAGCACACAGAGCCACCGACGCACCTTGAGGCCGTCATGTTCGACCTGCGCCGGCTGCAATCGGACGCGGTACGGCGGGGCATCCTCGCGACGTCCGCGATCCACCTGGCCGAGCGGCTGGATCGTGGCTTCTGGGAGAAGGAATCGGAGCGCGTGCAGACGGTCCGTGAGCTGCGGATGTTGATGACGCAGGTCATGAGCAACGCCGTGACCGCGCCGGCCGCGTCCACGCTGGACGAGCTGAAGAAAGCGCGCGCCAACCGGGACGCCCGGGAAGCGGGTCGCGGGTGACGATGGTCCTGCCGCCGCCGCCCGTGATGGGGTCACTCACCCCGGCGATCCTGGCGCGGCCGGCGTACGCGTCGCTGCACTCCGCCGTCGAGGCGTTGCAGCTGGGTGCGTCGATGGGGCTACACGCGGACCCGGCGCAGCAACTGGTCGTGGAATGCATGCTGGCCGAGAACGCGCGCGGGAAGTGGGCGGCTCTTGAGGTCGGGGAGTTGATGGCGCGGCAGAACGGGAAGGGCCTGCCGTTCGACCTGGCCGAGCTACACGCGCTGTTTGTGCTTAAGGACGAGCTGATTCTGCATTCGGCGCACCTGTTCGCGACCGCGCTGAAGGCGTTTCAGCGGATGGAGAAGTACGTTGAGAATTGGGATTTCCTTCGCCGCCGGGTGAAACGCATCAACCGGTCCCACGGTGAGGAAGGAATCGAGTTGCAGCACCCGACGCAGATGATTCAGTACATGGCGCGGCAGAAAAACCAGGGCCGAGGATTCACCGCCGAACGCCTGTTTCTCGATGAGGCGCAGGATCTGCCGGTTGACGCGATGGCGGCCGTTGTCCCCACGCTGTCGGCGCGGTCGATGACCGGCAACCCGCAGATCCTGTACGCCGGCACCGTCCCCGCCCCCGGTGAGCGAGCCGCGCCGTTCACCTCCGTAAGGGATCGGGGAAGGGCGGCGTTCGACAACGCCGGGGGTGTCACGAAGTGGTTGGCGTGGCTGGAATGGTCCAGCGGACGCGAGCTGCCCCGCGACGTGGACGAGCGGATGGCGCTCACCAAAGACCGGCACCTGTGGGCTGCCTCGAACCCGGCGTTGGGTGTGCGGATCAGTGAGGAATTCCTCGAGGCCGAGATAGACATGTTCGTGAACGACGAAACTCTGGGCTTGGCTGCGGTGTTCCGGGAAATCATCCTGATCTGGCCGGACGGGAAATCGACCGGTGTTTTCACTGATTCGCAATGGAAAAACCTCGGCAAGGATCCCGAATCGCGGATCGTAGGACGCAAGGTGTTCGGCCTGGACTCACCTCCAGACCAGCGGTACGGGTCGATCTCCGTGGCCGGGTTGAACGCCGACGGGATCCCGCACACGGAACTGGTGGCGCGGTTCCCGGGGATCGATTGGATCCCGGACTGGTTCCTGGACAACGCGCCGGCCAGCGATCAGAGCAGGCTGGCGAAGAACAATCCGTTCGCGATCGTGTACGACTCCGCGTCCCCTATCGCGTCGATTCACGATCGGCTGGCGGCGCTGCCTGGGGTGGGTGTGGATGAGAATGCCCGTACGCGGCTGCACGTGACGACCACGAAGGAATTCGCGGCGGCTTGTGGGCACATGATCTCCGCGATCACCAAGACCGGCGCGTTGCGGCATCGTTCCCAAACGGCGCTGAACAACGCGGTCGCGTCGACCGCCACCAGGCCATTGGGTGACGCGCTGGCGTTCGCGAAACGCGGCGCGTCCGACATCGCGCCCATGGTTGCCTCTACATTGGCCGTATACGAAGTGATCAACAGGACGCCGCCGGTCAGCGTCTATGAGACGCGCGGATTGAGGGTGCTGGGTTGAGCACAGCCATAGGGGTCATCGCCCTGGTCATCGCCGTACTGGCCGTAGTGGCGGTCGCGGGCGGCGTGTGGTTCGAGGTCGCGCGCGGGTCCCGACCCGACCGGGTGCTGGGTGGGCAGGTCAAAGGCGTTGCGGTGGTGACCATGGACAACGGCGAAACGTTCCGTGGCGTGCTCGACCAGGCGGACCGGACCAGCGTGGCCCTGCTGGACGCGGAGTTTGCGCAGCCCAAAGGCGGCGTGTCCAAGGTCGACGGGCGGCTCATCCTGCCGCGCGCGTCCGTACGCTACGTGCAAATCCCATGACGGGCTGGTGACCGATGGCGCTGTTGTCCGGTGGGCTTCTGATTCCCACCAAAGCTGAGGAAGCGTCCGACCCGTCGGTGTTGTCGGATGAGTATCCGCAGAATATCCAGTACCGCTATTTCGGGAACGAGGGCGGCCTTCAGCTGGGGAAGTCTTTCGCGACGTACAACCAGATTTACCGCCGCCACGACATCGTGATGACACTGGTGTCGAAACTGGCGTACGCGTTCTCTCGTATCCAGTTGGGGGCGTACCGCAACGGCACCGGTTCGGACCGCTCGGACGCGTCCGATACGCCGCTGGGGAGGTTGCTCCGCAAGCCGAACCGGAAGCAGTCGCCGGAGTTTTTCTGGCGTTGGTGTGAGTCGACGTTCGAAACGTACGGTGAAGTGATCATCGTGAAGGTCCGTCCGTCGCCGGGCGCGCCACCGATCGAGATCTGGCCGATGCACCCGGCGAACGTGCTCACGCAGCGCGATAAGGACGGGATGCTGTGGTATATGGTGTACCTCGGCCACCCCGCGAACGGGGCACCGATCCTCGCCTACCCCGAACACGATATTATCCACGTGAAAATGTATAATCCGGACAATCAGGTGCGTGGCCTGTCTCGGCTGGAAGGGCTGCGGTCCGCGCTGGTCGGCGACACCGCGATCCAGGACAGCCAAGCATCGTTCTGGGGCAACGGCGCCCGCCCGTCCGTGATCCTCACCGCGCCCGGCGAGATGAGCGACGACGCCTTCAACCGCCTCAAAGCGTCCTGGAACACCACCCACGCCGGCACCGGATCATGGGGCAAAACCGCGATCCTCGAAAGCGGCGTCACCGCGCAAATGCTGCCGCTGAACGCCAACGAACTACAGATGATCGAATCGTTGAAGATGACCCGCGAACGCGGCTGCTCCCTGTACGACGTGCCGCCGCCGGTCGTGCAGATCCTCGACCACGCCACCTTCAGCAACATCACCGAACAGATGCGTTCCATGTACCGCGACACGATGGCGCCCCGGTTCGCGATGTGGCAGTCCGACCTCAACACGCAACTCGTCGCCGATTTCGACCCGACCGGCGACCTGTACGTGCAGTACAACATGGACGATGTCCTGCAAGGCGACCCGGAAACCCGGATGATCTCCGACGCCCGCGCCGTGCAGGCCGGCATCAAACAGCCGGCGGAAGTCCGTACCGCCATGAACCTCCCCGACGCCGGCCCCGCCACGCATCAGCTGTACGCGAACGCCGCCATGATCCCCCTCGGGACGGTGCGGACCCCGGCGCCGGCCGCCGCCGCCGGCAACCCGGTGGTCGAGCCAGCCACCGATCAGGGCGCCGCCCCGCAAGAGGTCGGCGCAGTCAAAACCGTGGTCCGGTTGTGCGGGTCGTGCGAGCTACCGAGCGAGTCGTTTTCCCGGCGTGGTTGGTGCCGGTCCTGTGAAGGCAAGGCATCCCGCCGAAAGGAACTGACGTCATGAACAAGGCCATCCTGTTCGGCACCGTGAAGGCCGTGACCGACACCGACGACACCGGCCCCGGGTCGTTCCACGTAATCCTGTCCGCATCGTCCGAGGACAGGGACAATGAGATCGTCAAAACGGGGGCGTTCGAGGTCGACGCGCCGCTCCCGGACCACATCACGTTCGACGCGGACCACCTGATGTCCGTCGCCGGCACCGTCGGATCCGGGCGCCCGTACTACGGCGACGACGGGGCGCTGCACGTCGAGGGCACGTATACATCGCTCCCCCAGGGGCAACAGGTCCGGACCCTGGTGAACGAAGGGCACATCAAGACCGTGTCGGTGGCGTATATGCAGAACAAGTCCACCAAAAACGCCGACGGGGTGCGGGTCATCGAGTCCGCTGAACTGTTGAACGGCGCGTTCGTCGCGGTCCCGTCGAACCGTGACGCGGTGGTGTTGTCCAGCAAAACGGCTGTGAAGGTCGGTGCGCGGAACAACTCCAGCGACAAGGAACGTATCCAAGCCATTCACGACCACTCCAAGGCGCTTGGCGCGTCGTCGGACAACGCGGATGACGCGGCGGCGGATGAGGAAGCGGGCGCGGACAAGGCGTACACCAAGGCTGTCAAGCGGCGGGAGACGTTGAAGGCGGTCGCCGGGTCGTACGAGCAGCTCCGCGCGACGCTGTGCGACGCGTTGACGGACGCGATCCCGGCGGACCCGTTGCGGCCGTACGCGGAACCGTGGGTGTACGCGACGTTCCCGGACCATATCGTGTACTGCGTGTACGGGGTCGACTACGAATCGCGGTATTTCACGGTGGACTACACGATCACGAACGGGAGTGTCACGTTCGGAACGTCGACGCCTGTGGATATTGTGGAGAACGTTGTACCGGATGTGGACGAGGCAGCTGATGCTGCTTCGGAGCAGACCGCCGCCACGCTTGATGAGGCCGCCGCCGCGAAAGCCGCCGCCGCCGAGCAGGACGAGGCCGCCGCGAGGCTCCGCGCCGTTCAGCGCCGGTTCGCTATCCGCGCACGCGGCTAGCTTTCCCACGTTGGAAAGAGCAGGGCCAGTATGCCCACCACCCTTGACGCGATGCGTGACCAGATGATCGACATCGCGACCAAATGCCAGGCCATCGTCGACGACAAAGGCCGCCCGTGGCTGGCCGCCGATGGCGACACCGGCCGCAAACAGGACCTTGAACAGCACGAAAAGGGCCTGAAGGAACTGCAAGAGCAGTACGCGGTGTACGCGAAGTCCGACGATGTGCTGAAGCAGTTCCAGGGCATCGCGGACCAGAACGCGGACTTTAGCCGCGAGGCTGTGCAGCGCGCAAAGACCCTTGGTGAGCAGCTCACCGATTCGGCCGCGTTCAAACAGGCGCAGAAGGGCGGCCGGTTCCAGACGGGCGCCATCGAGCTGAAGGCCGGCGAGATTCTCGGCGAAACCAACTTCAGCGGCACCGGTTCGCTCACGTCCGCGTCGGGCGCGGCCGGTCTGCTGGTCCCGCAGTACCTGACTCAGCCGGTGCAGAAGCTGTTCCAGCGGCTCACCGTCGCGGACCTGATGCCCGACGGCGTCATCTCCGGTTCGTCCCTGATCTACCCGATCGAGTCGACGGTCACCAACAACGCGGCCACCGTCGCTGAGGGTGGCCTGAAGCCTGCGTCGGTGCTGGGTCTGACGAACGTCACCGAACTGATGCACAAAATCGCGACCCGCCTCAAGATCTCTGACGAGACCTTGCAGGACATCCCCGCGATCCAGTCGTACGTCAACGCTCGCCTGGTCCTGTTCGTGAAGATCAAGGAAGAGCAGCAGTTGCTGGCCGGCGCCGGCACCGGCAGTGAGCTGACCGGTATCCAAACCCGGTCCGGGAAGCAGACCACGGTCGTTGTCCCGGCCACCGCGATCCCGCTCATCCCGTCGGTGCAGCAGAAGCTGGAAGCGATCTACCAGCAGATCACCAACATCCGCGTGAACGCGTTCGTGGAGCCCGACGCGATCGTCATCGACCCGGTGTCGTGGCAGCAGCTGCGCATGGGCAAGGACCTGAACGGCCAGTACTTCGGCGGCGGCCCGTTCACCGGGGCGTACGGCCAGGGCCAGATGGTCAACGACAACAGTGTCCTCGCGCCCGGCGGCACCGACATTTGGCAGCTGCGTACCGTGGTCACGTCGGCGCAGACCGCCGGCCAGGCGCTCGTGGGCGGGTTCCAGACCTGCGCGCAGGTGTTCCGCAAGGGCGGCCTGACCGTGGAGATGACCAACAGCAACGAAGACGACTTCAACAACAACCTCGTCTCCATCCGCGCTGAGGAACGCCTGCTGTTGGCTGTGTACCGGCCGGGCGGGTTCGGTCTGGTCACCGGGCTGAACAACGCACAGGGCGCGGCGGCGTAAGTCAAACTGGAACCGGAACGTCTTCTATTCGACGACGAAACCGGTAGGCATCAACCCGTAGCGAACCCCGCCGGGACCGCAAGCGCGGTCCCGGCGGCCCCGGACTTGGGAGATTGCACCATGGCAGACGAAACCCGTACCGATCCGGTGACTGGCATCAATGTCCCCCTCGCGGAGGCACACCACGCCGGCCTGGAAAAGGCCGAGCGCGAGGGTATCGAATTCACCGGGGCGCACGACCCGGCCGAGTTTGCGCCGCCGGACGCGTTCAACATGTATCCCGACAAGGCCGACGACGACAGCAAGGCGAAAGCCAAGGTCGTTGAAACCCCGGCCGCCGACAAGCCGACCGGCAGCACCCGGGCGCGAACCAAGTAATGGCCAACTTCCCGCCGCGCAGCGACTCCATGCACTATTCCGAAGTCATCGAGTTCACACAGCTGATCAACTCGGACACCAGTGACTCTCTGTCGTTCAGCGGGCCATGTGGGCCGATCGTGATCGGCGCGCAATATTCCGCAACACCCGACGCAGGCAGTCAGCCGCTACTCAATCCGGTCAGCGGGTACATCGTTTCGTACCAGCAGACCCGGGCTGTTGGCGCCGCTGACGGTCTAACCAATATCGCGCCGTATGTGATGGTCATTCAGCACACGGTGACCGTTTCCGCGACACCACCAGGAGCCTGACCTCATGGCTGACGACACAGTCTTGACGCTGATCGGATCGGGGCGTGCCTGGAATTCGGCGCTCCGGGACAAAGACGGCCAGATCATTCCGCCAGAGGAGCGCGAGTTTCTGACGGGCGATTTTGTGCACAACATTCACTCGGACGCGTCGCTCACGCTCGGCACCAAAATCGACGACATCGTCAAACCAGGCCGACTCTGGGATCTGGTCTCACCGGACGAAACCCCAGACTGGGTAGCGTCCGAGGATCCGGTACTGGCTGATCAACTGGCGCTGCACTGGGGCGGCATCGAGGTCCGGCCGATGCCGGGGACGGACGGCGACGCGTGATCACCAACGCTGGTTATGACTTCATTTGCGACGTGATGGCGAACAACTCCGTTCAGCCGGCGGTCGCGAAGTACATGGCGGTCACTGCGAACGCGACCGCCCCGGCCGCGTCCGACACCACGTTGACGGCAGAGATCGCTACGGCCGGCGGCGGCCTTATCCGGGGTCTGTGTAACGCATACGCGCACACGACCGGTACGAAGGTGTTCAGTTTCGTGAAGACGTTCACCGCGAACGGCTCCGATGCGCTGCCCGTGTCGCTGAACAAGTTCGGGGTGTTCAATGCCGCGTCGGCGGGCACGATGCCGGTCGAAACACTGATCACGGTGGCCACCTTGTCGGCTATTGGCGACGCGGTGACCATCACTGACACCGTCACCTTGACGTAGGCGCGCCGTGGGGACGCAGCTGTACGCGTACTCCAACACGGCGGTCGTGACCACCCAAACCGGGCTGTCCGGTACGGCGGGCACGACCGCCACTTTGGGTTCGGCTACTGGCTGGCCGGCCACGGCGGCGGGGCCTCCAACGGTCGCGTTCAAGGCCGTGTTGGAGCCGGGCACCGCGAACGCTGAAGTGATCATTGTCGGTACCCGATCCGGGACGGCGCTGTCCGCGATCACGCGCGGCGCGGGCGGGACGACAGCGATCACGCACGCGTCGGGTTGCGTGATCGCGCAGGAAGCCGACGCGGTGGATGCGGCCGAGTGGAACGCCGCCGCGCAAACGCTCATCGCGCCAACCATCACGGCCAATGTGTGGAACGCGCCAACGATGTCGAACAGCTGGGTGAGTGCTGCGGTGTCGGGCACGGCAAGTCCCGGGTATTTGCTCGACCCGCACGGGATTGTGTGGCTACGCGGCATGATCAAGGCCGGGACCGCGAACACAGCTGCGTTCACGCTGCCAGGCGGGTTGCGGCCCGCGTTCGACAAATACGTCAACTGCCACGCGAACAGCGGTAGCGACACGTTTGGGCGGCTGCGGATCGGCGCCAATGGCACGATCACTCCGACCTTGACGTGGACAAACCAAATCTCTCTTGAGGAGATCAGTTTCAAGGCCGAGCAGTAATGCGGTTCCCGGCGCTGCTTCCGCAACGCCCTATCGGTGGTGTCCCGATGAGCATGGCGGGGGCGGATACCGCTGGGGTGTCGGACAACGCTGCCCGTACGTCCGCGCGGCCGCGCGCCGGGGCGGAGACGTTCGCGGTGGCGGACGCACAGACGCGCGTGGCCACCTATCCCCGTGCCGGCGGCGAAGCCGCTACCGTCGCCGACGCGGCGATACGGATCAAGGTGGCCACGCGTGCCGGCGCCGACACCGCAGGCGTCACTGACAGCGCCGGACGGACGTCCGCGCGGCCGCGCGCTGGGGTCGAGACAGTCGCTGTCACGGACGTCGCTGGCCGGTCGTTCGTGATGAGCCGCGCGGCTGCCGACACGGCGGGTGTCTCGGACGCGGCCGGGCGTACGTCGAACCGGCCGCGCGCTGGGGCGGAGACGTTCGCGGTCGCCGATGCGGCGGCCCGGTCGTTCACGATGCCGCGCGCCGGGGCGGAGACGGCGGCCGTGGCGGACAGCGCGGGCCGTACGTCGGCCCGGCCCCGTACGGGCGCGGAGACGGTCCAGGTGACTGACAACGCCACCAAGACCTACATCGTGTCCCGGGCGGGAGCTGAAACAGTGTCCGTCGCGGACGCCGTGAACCGGCTGGTCGCGATGGCGCGGGCCGGCGCGGACACGGCGGGAGTGTCCGACGCGGCGACCAGTTTCCGATCCCGGGCGGCGTCCGGGGCGGAGACGTTCGCGGTGTCCGATGCCGCCGGCCGGTCGTTGTCCCTGCCGCGCCCGGGCGCGGAGACGTTCGCGGTCACGGATACCTCGGCCCGGTCGCTGGTCACCGCGCGGGCGGCCGCCGAAACCGCCGTCGTATCGGACGCTGTTTCACGTGAAACAGCGTCTAGCCGGACGGGCGCTGAGACCGTCGCTGTGGCCGACGCCGCCGCACGGAGTACCACCAAGGCCCGGGCGGGCGTTGAGACCGTCCACGTCACGGACGCTGCCGGCCGCGCCCTGTCCCTGCCCCGCCCTGCTGCCGAAGCGGTGGCAGTGACGGACTCCGCTGCACATGTCGCCGGATTCAGCCGCGCCGGCACCGACACGTTCCACGTCACCGACGCCGCGACCGTCGCCACCGGCACCACCCGGGCCGGCGCCGAAACCGTGCACATCACGGATATCGCGTCTCCCCGGGTGTCCCTGGTCCGGGGCGCCGTCGACACCTTCAGCGTCACCGACGTAGGCGCGGGGCATGTGGTGGACCGGTTCCCGCCGCGCCCGCCGGGGGGGCGTACGAGCGACACGCACCCGATGGGCGGCATGATCACCACCAAGACACCCGTGGGCGGGCACACTCACAACGACACCCCGGTACGCGGCACGGTCGGGACCAGGAAGGCGGCGGCGTGACAGCGAACGACACCCGGTACGACATCGGCGACACGTACCAGCTTCTGCTGGACACCACGCAGCCCACCGTCCCGCCGACCCGCGTCGACGCCGCCACCGTGACTGTGTCCGTCACCGCACCGGACGGCACCGTCGCCACCGGGTCGCTGGCCGGCGGGGAAGTCGACCACACCGGCACCGGGGCGTACGCGTACCAGAACGTCACCGACCAGCTCGGTACGTACATGTACTCGTGGGTCGCCACCGGGACGCTGCTCACCAAGCCGTGGACGGTCACGGAGTCGAGCCAGTTCACGGTCGCCGCGCCCGGGCTGCGGCTGATCTCCCTCGCGGAAGCGAAGAAAGCGCTCCGCTACCCGGACAACGACGACGGCGCCGACGACGACGAGATCTCGGAGATGATCGACTCCGTCACCGCGACCATCGAGTCCTTTACCGGCCCGGTCGTACCCAGGGATGTCACGCAGCGCATCAAGGCGCGGTGCGGGATCTTGCAGCAGTGGCCCGTCATCTCGCTGACCACCATCGACGGGAACGTCGACACCAGCGCCATCACGTTCGATGACCCCGCGTCGCAGAACATCGGCGCGTACGAATCGACCCTGACCGCCCCGGTGACGCTGGTCTACAAGGTGGGCCGGAACCCGACCCCGGTCGTGATCCGGCAAGCCGCCCGCGAGCTGGTCAGGTACTGGTGGCAGGGCTCCCGGCAGCGGTCGATGATGACGCCGGGCACGATCCGCACCACCGACGACTACAGCGCCCGGTCGGTGACGCCGGGGCAAGAGTATGGGTTTCCGTTCGCGTTTCTGGACAAGCTGCGTGACTTCCGCCGGCTGAAGGACGCCCGCTGATGCCGACGAACCAAGGCCCCACCATCATCGCGATTTTTGACACGCTCGTGGCCGCGATGCCGGAAGAGGTGCCGGTCATCCTCGGCAGTCCGGCGACGTTCGCGGCGCCCGACACGGTGGTGGTCGCGCTCGACGTGACCGACGCACAGCCGTACCGGGTCGCGACCGGCGCCCGCCGGAAAGAGGAAGCGTACGACGTGACCTGCGGCATTTGGTGTGAAGCGGGAAACGACGACATGAGGGAGAGGTTCACGCGCGGGTTCTTCCTCCGCACTGTGTTGGAGGCCGCGATTAACGCGAACCCGACGATGGGGCAACCGAACCTCACGAACACTCGTGTCACGGTTAGCGGTGGCAGCACGCTGGCCAGATACGATCCGGACATCGGCGGCACCGGCATCGAGTTGACGATCATCGTGCACGTGGACGCATCGGTATACAACCAGGGAGCGGTGACGCCGTGAAGTTTCGCAGCAACGAACCAGGTCCGGTGTATCTCCCCGCGCTGGGGATCGCACACGTGGAACCGGGAGAAGAGTTCGAGGTGACCGGCGAAGCCGCGAAGCAGCTCGAAAAAGAGGGACGTTTCCCGCGTACGGACGGCCCGAAAGACAAGCCGAAAGATGGTGAGTGATGACGGTCGGATCTGGGCTCTCAAGCCAACTGGTGATCGTGCAGGAAACCACGTGGGGCACTACCCCATCGCTGGCGACCGCGAAAGCATTCGAATTCAACAAAGAAACCCTCAAGCTCAATAAGAAGGTTATCCAGTCCAAAGGGCTGCACGCGGGCGGCCAGTCGCTCCGGGCGTCCCGGCGCGCCGTGGTGTCCCGGCAGGCCGGTGGCGACGTGGAGATGGACTGCCCGATCGACTACCTCGGGGTCATCCTCATGGCCTGCCTGGGGTCGTGGGGCACCGTGCCGACGCAGATCGCGACGTCGGGCGCGTACAAGGGTGTGCATCAGCGTGGCCCGATGTCCGGGTCGACCGCGAAATCCCTGTCCATCCAGAAGGGCGCCCCCGAGGTCTCGTCGACCGTCGACGCGTACACGTACAACGGGTGCCGGGTCACGAGTTGGGAATTCAACGCGAAAGTTGACGAATTCCTGGGTCTGAAATTCACCGTCGACGCACAGGACGAGCGTTCCACGTCCAGTACCCCCGTCGCCGGGCCTGCGCTCGCCACGGCCGCGTATTCGGCGAACGAGACCGGCATGTTTCACTTCGCTGAGGGAACCCTGCTGTCCGGCGGCACCTTGTCGCAGGCGTCCGGGGTGTGGTCCGTGACCGGCAACGCGGCCGAAGCGAACGTCACCGAATTCACGCTGAAGTCAACGAACCCGATGGCGACCGACCGGATTTTCTTGAACACGTCCGGTCTGAAGCAGGAACAGATCGACAACGATTTCTTTGCCACCACCGGAACCATGAAGCAGGAATACAGTTCCGTCGCGCAATACGAGCGGTTCCGGAACGACACGGAACTGATCCTGGTCCTGAAATTCCTCGGCCCGGTCATCGGAACCGGCGGAGAGCAGGCCACCCTGGAATTCCTGATGACCGGCGTACGGCTGAACGGCGATTCGCCGATGATCTCCGGACCGGACATCGTGGAAATCGGCGGCGATTTCGATCTGCTGGACCCGGTCGGTGCGGCCCCGGACTTGCAGGTCACGTACATCTCCAAGGACGTGACCTACTAGCCATGGCGAAGGGCAAAGCGATTGTGTCGGTCGACCCGAAACCGTTCGCGGATTTCCGCAAACGGCTGGAGGCCGCCGGCCAAGCGATGCCTGCCGAGCTAGACAACGGGTTGAAGACGTACGCGCAACTGGTCGCGGCGGTCACGAAACGGAACTTCGGCTGGTCCAGGCGGATCCCGCGCACGGTGCGGGTGGTGAAGTCGAAGCAAAACAACTGGACGGTCACGGCCGGCGGCCCGACAGCGCCCCACACCCGGCCGTGGGACCCGGCCAGCGGCAAAGCGGTCCGGGCGCCGTCGTGGCCGCGCGGGAAAGACCGCACGAAGTGGACGTGGCATAAACTGCCGCACCGGCCCGGTATGCACGACGCTTTGCGTACGACGCAGGACAAAGGTTTGGCTCTCGTAGCGGCGAGTGTCGACAAGGCACTAGAGAAAGCGAAAAAGTAAATGCAGATTGAGGTCGAGTGGGAGGGGGATCTGCTGGTATGGGACCCCGAGCGGATGGACGTGAACGTCGCCATCGTCATCGAAGATTACCTTCAGGTGACGGGCCGGAAAGCGATTTTCGACGGCCTGACGGCTGATTCCGCGAAGGCGTTCCAGGCGCTCATGTTCTGGATGATGATGCAGAACGGCCGGCGAGTGGTCATCTCACAGTTGCAGTTCGACATCGGCGACTGGACCCGCGTCGCAGCGAAGGCACTGGAGGAATTCCAGGACCTGGTGGACGCGAAGTCGAAACGGGAGATCGAGGAACGCAAAGCCAAGGGGCTGCCGGGAAAAAAAGGCCAAGGGTCCAAGACAAACGCTTCACGGAATGGCGCACAGAAAAACTCCTCGATGATTACCTCTGGGGTTTCGTCCGACTCTGCCGACTGACACCAGACCAAATACGGTCCCTGGACCTGCGGGAGTTCTACACGCTGATCATGGGCATCGACGAAGAAATCCGGCAGAACGAGAAAGCGGCGAAGGGGTGAACCGGTGTCCGGTGTAGTCAGCAATCTCCTGGTCCGCTTGACCGGCGACCCGTCCGGCGCGAACAGCGCCCTCGGGTCGATGTCGAGCCGCGCCCACGAAGCCATCGGCACCCTCGCCGGGGTCGCCGCCGCGACCGCCGGTCTCGGGGTCGGGTTGGCGTCCGCGCTGGAACAGGGCAACGTCAAAGGCAAACTGCAAGCCCAGCTCGGGCTGTCCCCAGCGGAAGCGGATTCGCTGGGCAAGACCGCCGGCAAGGTGTACTCGGCCGCGTGGGGTGACTCCCTGTCGTCGGTCGCCGACGACGTGGCGCTGGTGAAGCAGAACCTCGGGGGGCTGGCCGGCGGCGGCGCTGCGGACCTGGAAGGTCTCACGACCAAAGCGATCGCGCTCGCCGACACGTTCGGTGAAGAAGTAGGCCCGCTGTCGGTGGCGGCCGGGCAGATGATCAAAACGGGGCTCGCGAAAAACAGCAAGGAAGCGTTCGACATTCTGACCGCCGGTTTCCAGAGCGGCGCGAACAAATCCAAGGACCTGTTGGACACGTTCAACGAATACGGGACGCAGTTCCGCAAGCTCGGCCTGTCCGGGCAGGCCGCCACCGGCCTGCTGTCGCAAGGGCTGAAGGGCGGGGCGCGGGACGCTGACCTGGTCGCGGACGCACTGAAAGAATTCTCGATCCGTGCCGTCGACGGGTCGAAGAAAACCGCCACCGGGTTCGCGGCGCTTGGCCTGGACGGTAAGAAAATGGCCGACACCATCGCGGCCGGCGGACCCAAGGCAGCCGGCGCACTCGACCTGACACTGGACCGGTTGCGTGCCATCAAGGATCCGGTGAAGCAGGCCGCCGCCGCGACCGCGCTGTTCGGTACACAGTCCGAGGACCTCGGGAAGGCCCTGTTCGCGCTGGACCCGTCGAGTGCCGCCGCCGGGCTGGGGAACTTCAAGGGCGCCGCCGACAAGGCTGTGGCGGCGGTCGGGTCGGGTCCGCAGGCCACCCTCGAGTCGTTCAAACGGCAGATCCAAACGTCGCTCGGCCAGTCGATTCAGGGTGTCCTGCCGTGGGCGACGAAACTGTTCAACGTGCTCGGGCCGTACATCCCGACGTTGACGAATATCGCGATCGCCGCCGTGGGTGTGATGGGTGCCGTGAAGGTGTTCCAGGGAATTTCGGCGGCGGCGTCGATGGCGGGGACCGCGATCAACGGCGTACGGGCCGGGGCGGGCGCGGCGTCGTCGATTTTCTCGGGGATCCGGGCCGGCGCGATGGGTGCGTTCGGGCCGGCCACGTCGGCCGCGAATGGGTTCGGGATGGCGGTCGGGCGCGGCACTGCCGCCCTGTGGGCGCATGTCACGGCCGGCGCCCGCGCCGCCGCACAGGGTGTGGCTACGGGCGCGGTGTGGGTGTGGCAGAAGGTTGTCCTGATCGCGCAAAACGTGTGGATCGGGATCGTCCGCGTCGCGACCGCCGTGTGGACTGGAATTCAGTGGCTGCTCAACGCCGCGATGGCCATGAACCCGATCGGGATCATCATCATCGCGATTATCGCGCTGGTGGCGGTCATTGTGTTGATCGCGACGAAAACGACGTGGTTCCAGGACATTTGGCGGGTCGTGTGGGGCGCGGTCGTGGTTGCGTTCAACGCCACGTGGGGATTCATCAAGGGCGCCGGGATTGCCATCGGTAATTTCTTCACCGTGACGCTGCCGGGGTGGATCCGGGCCGGGTTCAACTTCATGATGCAGCCCGGGTTGGCGTTCGTGCGCTGGTTCCAGAGTTTCACTGTGGGCGTCGGGAACCTCGTACGCGGCGTCGGGAATTTCTTCATGGTCACCCTGCCGGGCATGATCCGGTCCGGTGTCGCGTGGGTCATCAACGCGCTGACCACGATGCCAGGCAAGATCATGGGGATTTTCAACGGCATCACGCAATGGGTCGGGAACCTCGGGCGCAACATCGTCATCGGCCTGTGGAACGGCATCAGCGGATTGGGTGGCTGGCTGTGGAACCAAGTCAGCGGGTTCGCGAAGAACATCCTGAATTCGATGATGGCGGCGCTCGGGATCGCGTCCCCGTCCAGCGAGGCTCGCGACAAGGTCGGTAAGCAGGTCGGCGCGGGTGTCGCGCTGGGCCTCACGGACAGCCTGGGGCACGTGGCCGGCGCCGCCGGTCTGCTAGCTAACGCGGCGCTCCCGAACGCTCCCACGGCCGGCGCGCGGTCGTACGGAGCCGGCGCTGCCGGGGCAGGCGCGGCTGGCGGCACGCAGCTGCTGGTGATCAAGATCGGCGACGACACCGTGGCGAACGTCCTGCTCCGAGCCGAGCGCCGTACGGGCCTGATCTCTGTGTCACCAGGTGGTGGCGTATGACGATGATCGGGAAGGTCGAATACAACACGTCGACGACGTACACGCAGCCACCCACGTCCTCATGGGTGGACCTGTCGAAGTGGCTGCGCTGGAACCTCGGGGTGACTGTCACCCGGGGTCGTACGGATGAGGCGTCGACGGTCACGCCGTCGCGGTTGACGCTGGTCCTGGACAACGTTGACGGCCGGTTCACTCCCGGGAACACCAGCAGTCCGCTGTATCCGACGATCACGGTGCCGTGTTGGATCCGGTTCACGCTCGTCGACGCGTCGCTGGGCATCAGCTCCGTACGGTTCACGGGTCTGGTGGATTCCTGGAAACCGGACGTGGCCGGCGCGAACAGCCAGAAAGTTGTCAACGTCTCCGCGTCGGACGTGCTACAGCACCTATCCCGGTTCCGGGACCTGCGGTCGACGCTGCACGAAGAAGTGTTGCAGGATGTCCCGATCGCGTTCTTTCCGATGGACGACGGCGACGACGCGCTGTCGTTCGCGGACCAGTCCGGTAATTTGCAGCCACCGCTGCAAATCCTGTCGATCGGCGCCACCGGCTCCATTTCCCCGGGCGGGACAGACGGCCCGCCCGCCACCGGAGCGAAGGCACCCAACTTCACCCCCGACCTTGTACAGGGCGTGTCAAACCTGCCCCGGAACGGCCACGGGAAATACCTTCTCACGAACCTCTCCAATGGGTTGACGGTCGGGAACGGGCACCCGTACACCATTGAATGGTGGATGAAACTCAACCAGCAGGCCGCGAATCCCGCCTACAACAACGGAAACATCTACATCTTCCCCGGCTTGACACTGCTGGAGAGTCCCGCCAGCAACCTGTCGTCACGGTACGGCGGTATTTACCAGACCGCGTTCGGTCTCATCCCGCCGGACCCGGGGGCGCAGTCGCAGTACGGCGACGGGCACATGATCCTCCAATTGGGGACCAGCGTTTTCGGTACGCAGCCCCCAAACGGGCAGTCCGGGGCGTTAAATCCGGGGATCTGGTATCACTTCGCGTGCGTATCCGACGGCGGGTCGACAACCAGTAGCGCGAAGTTTTACATGAACGGCCATTTCATGGGCTGCACGGGAGTGACGTATCCGCCGGACACGCTGCCGGCGCCGCCGGCCGGGGTGCGGGACCTCACGTACATGGTGCTCGCCGGGCTACCTGTCTTCGGTGGTGACCTGTTGGACGGGTCGGTGGCGTACGCGGCGCTGTACGAATCGGCACTCAGCCAGCCGCGTCTGCTGTCGCATTACCTCGCAGGCCGGAACGGATTCCACGGCGAGACTCTGCGGACCCGCCTGGTCCGGCTCCTGAACTACGCCGGGTTGGGTGACCAGACCGCGAACGCGAACGTCGAAGAGTCACTCGTTCCCGTGATCCCGCAAGGAAACGGGAAAGCGCTCAGCCTCGTCAACCAGCTTGAGGTCACCGAACAGGGCATGTTCTTCATCGACGCGGCCGGGCTGCCGGCGTTCTACAACCGATCCCACCGGTACGTGTCGACCCTGTTGACGTTGGACGCCACGGAGATCGCGAACGCCGACCTGCAACCCATCCTGGATGACCAGCGGCTACTGAACGATGTCACCACCACCACCGGTCTCGGCACCAAATCCCGCGCCACAGACGGTGCGTCGATCCTGTCGAAGGGGTATTACCAGCGGGACGTGGCGACGGTGGCCGCGTCGCCGACGCACGGAGACGAAACGTCCCGGTGGATCATCAACGGCCGCTCACAGGTCCTGCTGCGGTGGCCGTCAATCCGGGTGGATCTGCTCACGCAACCCACGATCCGGGCAGCCGTGTTGGCGACGAAACCGCTGGACCGGTTGACGCTATCGAACCTGCCCGCCGAATACGTTTTCGGTACCACCGCAGTAGAAGGCTGGTCCGAAGCGTGGGGCCTGGAAGAACAAGCCATGGTGTTCAACGTGACCCCGAACGTCGCGCCACCCACCACCGTCTACACGGTCGGCGTCGCCGGGTCGGATGAGGTCGACACGTCGAGCGCCCGGTTGGGGTTCTGAATGGTCATCGGCGTACCGCGCACCTGGGCTACAAATGACAAGATCACCGCGACCATGTGGGACGCGGAAACCCGGGACCAGTCCAACGGGCTGATCGGGCGCGCGTCCGCGATGGTCGTGAAAACCGTCGCGCACCTGTGGAGCAACTGTGACGACACCTTCGCGGCCGGGCAACTGCCGTCCGCGACACTCTGCAACGTCCAATTCGACAAAACCGCGTACGACTACGCGTACGACGGGTCCGCGATGGCTTACGGGTCGACGCTCATGGCGAACATCCCCGGCTGGTACCAGATCACGGGCGCGCATTACTGGAACACCAGCGGATACCTCGGGTCCGCGACCCCGCTGGTCGGGACCCGGAACTTGGCGTTGCAGGTCAATTCCTCGGGGCGCATGTTTTCGGTCGGCGGGCGCGTCATGTCCCCGGTCGCGTCAGACGCCGTCGCGTACGCATGGGTGCAGGACCCGTGCCTGTCACCGGCCGCCACGACGGCGCTCGTACAGCCGGTCCGGATCCGGGATGAGGTGTACCTGAACGCCGGGGATTATGTGGAGATGTTCGCCGGGCAGGATTCCGGCGGGTTCCTGTATGACTACGTGGTGAACCCGGACACGGCGGCGGCCGGGCAGTTGCTGTCAGGATTCTCAGCGTTCATGGCCGCAAGGTGGGTGAGGAAATAAATGGGCACACTGCCGATCCCCGCCACGTTCATGCCGGGTGACCAACTCACGAATGCGAAACTGAACGGTGACCTGAAGCTGTCGCAGATGTCGCAGTTCCAGCCACCTCGAGCGAAAATGATCTACACCAAAGCTGATTCGATCATCACCGGGACGCAGCCGTTGGCGCCGTCGTTCGACGTGGCGTCCACGCGCGGGTCGACGGTGTTTGACGATGCGTGGGACGGGTCGAAACTCGTCAACTCCTCGGCCGCGAACGGGTTCCAGATCCAGATCCCCGGCAAATACCGGGTCCGCGCGCGGTGGACATGGCAGTACCTGTCAACCGCTTCAGCCGGGGTGCGCTATTTGGGGCTGTACATGAATTACAACTCCAACTTTGTCACTGTCGGCGGGAACATCGGCGCCCCACCGTCGGGTGTGTTCGGTGACATCAACGCGTTGCAGTGGGATTATTGCCGATGGATCAACGGCGGTCCGTGTTCGGCATCGATCGATATCACCATGCCGTTGATTCAGGGCGCGTGTCTGCAACTGGGGATTTTCCAGAATTCCGGGGTGACGTTGCCGTACCAGAACGGTGCGCAGTTCTGCTGGTTCTCCTGCGAAATGGAGGCCTGACATGCCGACAGGGACACCGCTGACATGGGCCGGGCAGTCACTCACGGCCGCGCTGGCGAACGCCGAATTCCGGGACCAGTTCATCGCGCTGTACGGGGCGCCGACCGCGCGCCTACGGCAGGACGGACTGTCAGCAGCCGGCGGTATTTCGGTGGCAACACAGACCATCGGGACACTGCACACAACGGTCACGACCGCGAACCGGATGACGTTCGTCACCGCGCAGTCGAACGCGTACACGGGCGCCATGACCACCGGAAGTTCCCCTTTCTCCCGGCTCATCGCACCCATCGACGGGATTTACGAGGCCGGCGGGATCCTCGTTTTCCAGGGATGGGGCGCGGCCGGCCCGGGCGCGGCGTGCGCGCTGCTGCGGAAAAACGGCACCACGTTCATTGACATCAAAGAGACACGCCCTGATGATGCGTCCGCGATCATCGGCCCGCAACGGCAAGCGGTCGGCACGTCCGGGGGCAGCACGTCCCCGGCGGTGGGGACCCCGGTGCAGATGAGTGCCGGGGATTTCATCGAGATTTATGGCACGGTCAATACCGGGTTCGGCCCGATCAACATATGGGGCGGATCGTCGATGTACCTGACCTGGAAAGGCAACCTCGCGTGACGAAACCGCAGTCGATCGTCCGCCGTCAATGGGAAACGCTCGCGCTGGAATGCATCGCGAACGCCGAAGCGTACGCCGGCAACCCGGATCCTGGGCTGAACCAGAACGGCCCCATTTTCGCCACCCTCGCGAACGCGGTCGGCGAAATCCGGGGCTGGACGGACCCGCGCCTGCAAGGTTGGTTCGACACCGCTGTAGGAGTGCGGTCCGCGTCCGGCGGGTACGGCGTCGGCGCGTCCCTGGACGGTCTGCCGGTCGACACGGACTTCCTGGTGACGACGTCGTATTTCGTGGCACCCCGGTTGGCGGCCGGGTACGACCACGGGCTCGTGTCGCAAGCCGACATGGACGTGATCCTGGATCGGGTGCGGTTGTGGCCGGCGTTCGCGTTCAACTGGGGAATCTCAGGGCAACCGGGAGCGCTGCCGGACTACTCGTCGACGCCGGCCGGCGGGATCACCAACCAGCACACGCAGGACCGGATCTGGAACGTGGTCGCCACCGCCGCCACGTTCCTGCTGTACAACCGCGACAAGCATTCCTCGGCCGCCGGCCGAGCGGACTGCCTAGCCAAGGGCACGGCGTGGAAGAACGGCATCACCTGGTCGCTGAACCGGCCGAACAACGTCGGCGGGTGGGTGTACCGAGGCGTCCCCGGGATCGCGGGTATCCCGGCGACGCAGCCCCGGCAGGACGGTGGCCACAACGCGCCGTGCGCGAACATGTCGCCATGGCTGTCGAGTGGATCGGCGGCGTATATGGCGCAACTCGCGAACGGCATCACCCCTGGCGACATCGCGGCCGTGTCGAGCGGTACCGCCGCCGGCTGTTACCGGGCCGGCGCGATGGCGATCATGTCGCAACACGCCGACGCCGTGGGCGCCCGCGCGAGCTCGCCGACGGGGCGCATGTCGTACGCGGATGAGCTGATCGGGCAGATTGACGCCGCGATCGCGGACGGCGCGGCCAGCACAGACCCGGGCGGGTGGGCCGTGAACGCCCTCAACTGCTGGCTGATCCAGAAGTTGGGCGACACTCTGTAGGACAACGGAAGGGTGGGGGCATGATCAAACTGATCGACGCGTACACGCCAACAACGATGCCGGCCGGCTGGACCGCGATGGCGCTGATTCACAAGGCAACACAAGGGGTGACGAACCAGCAGGCCGCGTACCCGACCCGGCGAACGCAACACAACACGGCCGGGAAAGCAGCGTTCGGGGCGTACCACGCGTTCATGGGCAACGCCGACGCTGCCGCGCAAGCGCGCTGGTTTGTGGCGTACGCGAAACCGGTCGCCGGGGATATCCTCGCGCTCGATCTGGAGAATTTCGACGGGTCGTGGTCCGGGAAAAGCAGGGCGCAGTTGGCGTCGATGGCGAAAACGTTCCTCGCCACGGTCCGGTTCCTGTGCCCGCGCAACAAACTGGTCCTGTACTGCAACCGGTCGGATTACAACACGATCGTGAAAGCGTATGGAGTGCCGCTATACGACGGGTTGTGGTTGGCGACGCTCGACAACACCCGCCCGACCGCGTACCCGTGGATCATCTGCCAGTACGCCGTCATCGCCGGGGTGGACTGGAATGACGCCAAATTCAACACCCAAGCTGAGCTGAAGTCGTGGGCGGCCGGCCGCCCACCCGTCGTGGAGCCGAAAGAGGATGACCAGATGGACGCATGCATCATCGACGGGCAGCTGGCTGTGTTCACGGTCGGCACCGACGGTTTCGTGTATGTCACTACCGACCACGAGGGCGACTTGTGGGCGCTGGTGACCGACGACCGCAAGTACGCGCCCGGCATCACCTGCATCCCGGACTTTGACGGGACCGGGGCGTTCGCGGCGGTGCGGACCCCGGACAAAGCTGTGCACCTGTTGAAGGTCCCGAACGCCACGAAACCGATCACGCAGCTCGACAAGGTGGGGCCGGCGGCCGGTTTCGTCGATCAGGCCATCGGCGGGTCCGGGAACGGCACCCCGTCCATCACCGCTCTGCCTGATCAGACGCTGGTGTTTTTCGTGAAGGGCACGTTCACCACGGGTGAGTTTGCGAACCGGATCTACACGAAGCAGATCCGGCGGGATGGGACGGTTGTGGAGTGGAACCCGACCGAGGGCGCGGCGCTGTAGCCGGAACCGACACATGATCGACAATGACGGGATGGGGCGGGCCGGATACGTAGGGTGGCGGCATGGCATGGGATGGCACTCAAGTGGCGCTCGCGCTCGGGGGTGTAACGGGTGTCCTGACCGCCGTCGGTGGCCTCATTCTCGGCATCAAACAGCTCCGCCAGTCACGGGACACAGAAGTCCGATCGACGCGCGCAACCAACCGGCGGTTGCTCGCGCTCGTCGATACATTGGACGCGTATATATACCGGATTCGGAAGCGTCTACGGGAGCATGGCGAGGAACCGGAACCGCTACCGGTGAGGGATGACGACCTGTGACGGACCAGACGACGATGGAGATCAGGCACAGCCGGCGGGGTGTGCCGGTGTGGGCCGTGGTCGTGATCGCTGGGTTGGTCCTCACGTTGGCGACCATCATCGTTGGGTTCTCCCGCTCGCAAGCCAGGGACACCGCTCAGGACGTAGCCATCAACGGGCTCACAGCGGACTCGAACGCGTACCGGAAGGCGCTCGCTGAGCGGGGCGTGAACCCGAACACCGTCGCGCCGCCGCCAGCCGCACGCACAGGTGACCTGCCGGTGACCGGCGCCCAGGGCGCGCCCGGCGCGAACGCGACCGACGGGCAAGTCATCGCCGCCGTGACCGTGTACTTCGCCCAACACCCAGTCGCGAACGGGAAGGACGCCACCCCGGCGGACATCGCCGCCGCAGTCGCGACGTACATCTCGGCGCACCCGCCGGCCGCAGGCCCGGCCGGGACGAACGGCACCAACGGCACCGACGGGAACAACGCCACCGACCAGCAGGTCACTGACGCGGTCGCCGCGTACTGCAACGCCCACGGCGAGTGCCGTGGCCAGGACGGGAAAGAGGGGCCGGTGGGGCCGGTATGCCCGGCGGGGCAGTCGATGCAACCGCTCCCGGTACCGTACGACGCGTACAGCGCGTGCAAGGCGGACCCGGACCCGTCGCCATCACCGACCGCGCTGTGGCTGCTGCCGTTCCTGGCGGTCCCCGGCCAGCGCCGCCTGTACGTCGCCCGGCATAGCGTGTCGCGGCCGGCGCCGTCGCTGTGACCGGCCATTCTGGGGACCGTTCAACCACACACCCGTAGGGGGCAAGCAATGCTCTGGTTCCGTAGGCACCTTGTGGTGCTGCAATCCGTTCTGATCGCGCTGGCCGCGATGCTCGCGATCCCGTTGATGGTTCCCATGTCCACCCGTGACGCGATCGTGGCCGTACTCGCCGCTGTACTCGGTTTCGTGGCCATGCTCGGAGTGGCCGCCGCTGACAAGCTCGTACCGGCCGCTGTCGGTCTGGTGAAAGCCGCGTTCTACCTCGCGGTGTTGCTGGGCGCGCACGGGTTCTGGGCCGATCCGGCGTTTCAGGCGTCCGTGATCGCCGTGATCGAGCTGGGGTCGGGTCTGCTGGTGGCGCAACTTGTGCAATCGAATGTGCCGGTAACGGCGTTACCGAACAGCAGGTAACGGGTACCAGCACGAGGCGGCCCGGCGACTCAACCCGCCGGGCCGTCCCCCTTGTACAGGTCGGCCGGCGGCGCGTTGCCCCCACTCGCGCGCCGGCCGGCCGCCCGCCTTGCTAAAGGGGGAGCGACCGGCCAACTGAGGCCGGGTTGCCGTGCCTGATCTCACCCGGCCGCGACGGCTGCCACTGTTCCGATCGATCCCGCATCACGTCAATCCCCGGACGCGTAAACAGTGACCATTACCGGGGTGCCCGGCCGCCTTCTTTTTCACACCAGGTGCAGCAGCATCGCCAGACTGAACGCCCCACCGAAGAGCACAGAGCCGGCCGCGATCAGGACCAGCGCGCACCATCGGCCGGTCGCGTCGGCTTGCGCCCCGGCGTCCCGGATCTGCTGCACCACAGGGTGGTTCTCTCGCCGTTTCTTCGGCTGTTTGTGCTCGTACGGCACTGTCATTCTCCGTCTCTGAGGACTTCTAGCGTCGCCGCGAGTTGCAGCAACGACTCCTTGCGGCCGGCGCGGCGGATCAATGCGTCCCGCTTATCCGGGTCATGCGCGACTCGCTGAATCTCCGTGTTGATGATGTCAACAGCTTGCCGGATCTGTTGCTGCACGTCGCTGATCGCCTGTTCGTAACCGCGATCCCGGGGCGCCGGCATGGCTACATCGCTTCCCGGGGGACGTGCGTTTCGACACGGAGCCGGCGCCACCCGACCAGGAACATCGCTGTCTCAGCGGGCAACAGATCGCCCTCCTCGTCGACGGTCCAGTATCGAACCTCACTGCCGGGGTAGGTGACGGCGCGGACTTTGTCCCACGCGAGTTGTTTCAACGCGTGCCCGTCGGCGACCACGGCCGGCGTGACCCACCCGTACCAGGAATGGGTGGTGCCGGCCGCCCAATGCAGGCACAGGTCGCAGCGGACCATCTCAGCCGGCGCTGGCCCCGCCGGGTCGCCTTGGAAGGTGGGGCACCGATCCGTGTCGCCTTTCCCGCCGGGGCGGCAGTGCGCGAGCGCCCCATATTTGGTGCGCTGCCAAACGACGGCGGTCATGACGGGAGACCGCCTGAAAGGGCCACGACGATGAGGACAATCAGCGCGATCACGAGCACCGTCGAAAAGATCATCATCAGGACAAGGAATACCGCCAGTGCGGTTTCCGTGAACTTTTCCAGGTTCATGAGAGCACGTATCCAATCGCTGCGAGGATGAGCAGGGCCAGGATGATCCCGAACCACAACGGCGGCGGTCTCACGATTCGTCGTCGAGGGTGAAGCCGGCGGTCACAGACCCGGGATCGCTGGCGGCTATCTCGGTGGCGGCTTTGGCTTCTCGCGCCGCTTTACGCTCGGCTGCTTCCCGCTCGTACCGCAACTGGCCGAGATGGTCACGACCGGTCTGCACCAATTCGTCGAGCGCGTCGAGTGCATCCCTGACTATGGTCTCTTTGCCGGCACCCTGGTTTTCGCGGATGACGAGACGCGCTTTTGGGCTGTCGCCAAAGAACTGCAATTCGAGGTCTACCCCAAAAGACAATTCGACACGGTACGTTACGTCGCGGGTAATGGCTGGTTTTTCGGTGGTCATAGTTCGCCTTTCCAGAGCGCGAGTCGGGTGGTGGCGGGGTCGGTGACGAGTGACGTGTTGTGGTCGATGACGGCGGTGTGGTGTTCGCGGATCGCGATGTTGGCTTGTTCGATCAGCCGGTTGGCGTGCCCTACCCGCCCGTCGCGGCGGGCGGCGCGGGCAGCTGCGACGAGGCGCTGCGTTTCGAGCGCTTTCAGGGTGACCAGGGCTGCGTATTGGGCGGGTGTGCTCATCGGGTGGCCTTTCGGCGCCGGGCGGCGGCCGTGTCGAGGGCGTACAGGACAGCGAAGATGCCCAGGTTGAGGGCGATACCGAGGGCGGTCATTGGCCGGCCGCCATGTGCTGCGCGACCTCGTACGCTTCCGCTTTCCCGTCGTGCCACGCGATCAGCGTCGCGTAGGACAGCCGCAGGTCGAGGTCGACCGTGGATTGCAGCCGGGTTGCCTCGCTCCGGTGGTAGTTGGCGAGGGTATGGAACTGGTGGGTGAGGGGGTGGGCTCGCAGGTCCCGTATCCACGCGTGGCCGGGATCGACCGTCGGCGCGGTCACCGGGCAACCCGTCCGTACACGCAGATCGGTTCCCCGCTGTCGTGGTCGGTTTGGCCGGTGAAATAGCAGGTGGTGGTGGTTTCCATGTCGCTGCCGGGTTGACCGACGTTGCCTTGCGGGCCGGCGGGGCCGGCGGGACCGCGCGAGAACACCGCGCCGGCTGCCGTGCCGCCGGCCGCCGCGAGGATCTGGCAGGCCATGAACAGGACCAGCAGCCAGACCGCTAGTCGTTTGCTGATGAGCATTTCGGGTGCCTTCCGTGGGGGGTTTAGCGGGGTGTGAGCGCGGTCTGCCGGTCGGCCGCGCGGTGGCCTGCGATGTGGGCCGAGACACAGGCGACGCACACGGCGCGGTCGCATTTGGTGCAGTAGTTGCCGCGCGCCATGTCCTGGCAGATGCAGCGGTCGAATTTCCGGCGACGACTGAACTTGATCATGGCTACCTTCCGTTGATCGTGATGTCCGGATGCGGTGACCGGCCTTCTGTAGGTTCACAGCTCCACAGGATCCGTCGAGACCTAACCCGCGCGAGCCGGCGAGTTGTCCGCTCGATCCTGTGGAGTTGTCAGCTTGCGGTGACCGGCCGCCCGTGAGCCCTTTGGCGTCACGAGCGGCCGGACAATCAGCGGAAATCAGCTGCGGAGCGCATCTCGATGTCCCGTTGAACGGCGTCGTCGTACGCGCTTGCCGTCTCGTCGTGCAGATTGTCAGCAATCCAGGCGGCCGGATCAGCAGCGTTACGCACATCCCGTAGGGCTGCCTGGTAGCCCTCCTGGAATCCGCGCTGGCGCGCGTCGACTGCCTTGCGAGAGACCTGTATCTTGCGGCGCGCGGTGACGGTTTCAAGTTCAGCGACACCAGCGGTCCCGTGATCCGCGTACGCGTCGGCTAGCGCTTCGCTGTACTCGGTATGCGGACCGGCTACCCATGCGGTGGCGTAGCTGGCGTCGCCGGTTGGGGCGGCTTGCATGGTGGCGGTTTCGATGTCGTCGCGAGCGTTGAGGCTGATGACCCACTGTTCGGCGTCGATGCTGTCGACGGTGCAGGCAAAGCTTCGCTGACTGACTGTGTGGCCGAGGATCGTGACTCGCATTGTGGCTCCTTCGCCGTGGTGTGACATCAGCATGACCCCTCGTCTAGTTCTGGTCAAGTACTTGACGTCATCCTTTCGGTCATGCTTCCATGGCGCCATGCCCAACCGAGACACCCGCCGCTCACGCGCCTACCGCCTCGCCGAAACGCACATCCGCGACCAACACGGCGAGCCCAATCTCATGGGCTACATCGCGTCGCTGCGCCGTATGGACATTCCGTGGGCGGACATCGCGCGCGAATTCGACGGGATGCCCGGCGGCGGGCCGAGCATCGAAACCCTTCGCCAGTGGTATCTGGCAGACCAGGAGAACGAACAGTGATTGACCCACCGGCCACTGTGGAGACGTGGCAGTGCCCAGAATGCGGCCGGTTCGAGACGCACAATCCGTTCAAGCATTTCAACCGGGGCCGTCGCTGTCCTGGAACCCCCATCCGCGTTGTGTACGTACGCAAAGAGGAGAACGAAAAGTGACTCGACGCAGAATCGTCACCGATCTGTGCACCTACGAGCAGTCTACCGCGAGCGCGAACAGCTCCCCGTACTGCACCGGGAAAGCCGCGTTCACCGTCGGCCCGCTGGAGAAGGAAGCGCCCGGTGTGACCGATTTCCACCGGGTGTGCCTGAAGCATGTTGGGCACGCGGCTGAGGTCATCCGGGAGCGGTTCGACGGCGCCGCGCACGTGCTCGCGGACTACGAGCGCGTCGGAAACGCCTTCAGCGACGACCCGCCGGCATCACCAAACGACATCACAGGCACAGCGTGATGGCGCAACGGACGAAAAACGGCGAGCGTTGGCAGAGTCAAGCCATGGGCACAGACTTGGTTATGACTGTTACGCGCATGTCGAAAACCCGCGCGTGGGTGGACATCACATGCACGCAGATGACCGGCGAGGGTCGGTACGCGACGTGGACGAAACGCATGCCGGAAGGCATCCCGGATACTTGGGTGCGTGTGTCGTGACCGCCGTGATGCTGGCCAGTGTGGTCGCGGCGTACGACCGGCTGCTGGTGTGGCTCGGGTTCCGGTCAAGGCACGCCAGCCGCGCGACAGCTGCCACTCCGCGTGAGTATCGCGGCCGGCACGCAACGAACACTCTCGCCCGGGATCTAGCCGACGCTGTCGCGGCCGGCGCGATCACCGTGAACCAAGCACGCCAAAACGCGAAGATCACCGCGATGGACCTGCTGGGGATCGCGCCGAACATGCCCGACCCGCGACCGGTATGGACGGCGCCGAATGATGGCCTGTTCAAAACCCGGTTCGACCAAGTCAAGAATGGTCCGACGCGTTGGGTTCCGAACACGTCAGAGCCGCGCTCCGGATCGCTCCCCGAGCTCGGCCAACGCATCGCGGATGGCCTCATGCCGTGGTTCGACAAAGCAGCCGACACCGTCACCCTGCCGTCACTTCAGGTCGATTGGCGTGAGGGACGAACCGAACAGCCGATGACACGGTACGGCCGCGCCGACAAACTGTAACCACCACACCACGGAAGGAAACGATCATGGAACCGTCTGACGACTACACCGCCGAACTACAGGCCCGGTTGGAGCAGTACCAGCAGAAGCTGGCCGCTATCCGGGACGCCTGGTATGCGTTCGACCGTCCGTCCAGTGATGCGGCGGGAGCTCTTGTCTCAGCGCAGTTCCTTGGCCGGGTCATCCTCAGCCCGGTTGCGGACGTGTCATGACCGCCGTCATGTCGTGGCTGTTCTACAACGCCCCCGTGGTGTTCGCTCTGGCCGCGAACTACCCGGTGCTGCTGGTCATCGTGGCGGCCGTGTCGTGGTTCCTTGTCGTGCAGAGTCTGTCCCGCCGCGTAGTGGCCGCGCGTAAGGCCAACGGGGCTTTCCTGCCGCGTCTGGTGGCGTGGCTGCGGGTGCCGCTGGTCGAGCGGGTTACGCCGGCGTATTCGGTGGCCGAGCGGGTCGCGGTGTTGGATCGGATCGCGGCGGACCGGGCGCAGCTCATCACCCTGCCGACCGCCGATCGGGATGCGGCGTGACCGGGCCACGGGTGGCCATGGACACCGCGATCCTGTATTTCCGGCGGGTGGTGGCGTTCGTGCTGATTGGTTGCGGCTTGTCGGTGCTGCCGAAGGACGAGCGGGAACTGCTTGTCAACGCGATGGACAACGCTGTGCAGATCGAGCGGTTCAAGAATCAGTTGCGTGCGCTGTACCGTGATGGACGTTGACCCGGCGCTGCCGGCGGCAGTCCCACTGGTCGACTGGCAGGCGCGGGATGCGGACTGGCTCACGGCACGACGTCGCGGTTTGGGCGCGTCCGAAGTAGCATCTGCGCTCGGCCTGCCCGGCGCGTACGCCACACCCTGGCAAATCTGGGCCAGCAAAACGGGGCGCATGGTCGACGTGGAGCTCGACTCCGCACAGGTCGAGCTCGGGACGGATCTGGAACCGTGGCTGATAGACGTCGCTGGCCGACATTTCCTGGACATGGTGAAACGGCCGCTGTACCGGCTGTACGCGAACCGGTCGCGACCGTGGGTGATGGCCAGCCCGGACGCGATCCGGTACGCCGACACGGACGTCCGGCTAGTTGAGTGCAAAACAGCGGGCATCGTCGAACCGAACACCGCGAAAGACTGGTCACTCGACGAGGTGCCGCTGCGGGTCGAGGTGCAGGCGCGGTGGCAGCTGGCGACCGCAGAGGTCCGTACGGGCGTGGACATCGCGGGTTTGGTCGCCGGGATCGGTCTGCATTTCTGGACTGTGGAGTGGTCGTACAGCCAGGAGGAAGCGTTGTTGCGGGCCGCGTCGCAGTGGTGGGGGGAACACGTCATCAACGACGTTGAGCCCGCGATGATGCCCGCCGACGACGCCGTCATGAACGGGCTGCACTCGACGGTCGAGGGGTCTGTCGAGTTGCCGCCGGGCGCTGGGATCGTGCTGGCGCGGTACCGGTCCGCAGTCGCGGTGGGGGCGGCTGCGGACCGGCGCCGGAAGGAATGCGCCGCCACCCTGAAAAACTGGCTAGCCGGCGCCACTGAAGGCACCGTCGACGGGCGGCCGGTGGTGACGTGGCGGCCGAACAAAAACGGGGTCCGCTCCATCGGAGTCAAAGGAGAATGATGCGCAAAATCACCGACGCGCAATTGTGCGACCACGTCAAGTCGGTTGGTCGGGTGTCTTGGCCGGCCGATTTGAAACCGGGTCCGAGTGACGCGTCGGCATCGATCGCTATTTGTCACCGGCCGTTGTGCCACGCGATGGCGGTTGCGTGGGTGTTACAGCAGACCGGCCATGAAGGCGTTTTCGTTCCATGGAAGGATTGATATGGCCAACGATCGAGTAGGTAACGCGATTGAAGTGCGTGAGGCGCAGAAGTCCGCCAGGGCGACTCTCGAGCAACGGATTAAACAGTACGAGAAGTGGTGGCAGGCCGCGATGCCGAAAGGCTCCGAAGCTGCACAGTTGGTCCGGGACGCGGTGCATTGTATTCGCACGAATCCGGAGTTGGCTGGTTGTGATATTGAGTCGATTATGGGCGGGTTGACGACGTGCGCGCAGCTGGGATTGCGGCCGGGGGTGGCGAATCTGGGGCACGCGTGGTTAGTGCCGTTGAAGGGGAAAGCGGCCCTGTGGTTGGGGTATCGGGGGATGATCGATATCGCGTACCGGAACCCGCGTATCGAAACGATCAGCGGCCGCGCAGTGTTCGAGCATGAGGCGTTCAAAGCGTCATACGAGCCGCCGGCTATCGCGCATGACCCGGTGCAGTGGGGTGAGCCGAAAGGGAACCCAGTCGGGTATTACTCGGTCGCGAGGATGGCGCGGGGTGGCCTGATTTTCAACACGTTGAGCGAGGCGGAGTCGGAAGTTATCCGCGCGCAGCAGTTGAAAATCCGGGCGTCGGGGCCGTGGCGGGATCATCCGGAACCGATGAAAATCAAGACTGCGATGCGCCGCATGTGGCGGTGGTTGCCGATGTCCCTGGAAATGCAGGCCGTGGAGGCCATTGACGGGTCGGTGCGGTTAGACGCGTCGCCGGATATCCGCCCGGAGGACGCGTCGCAGATCATCGACAGCGACGCGGAGGAGACCGACAACCCGGTGTCCGGGCAGCGTCAAGAATGAACACCGGGCCGTCCGAGCATCAGCGGGCGCTTGTGTTATCGCGTGACTGGTATGAGTGCCTGCGGTGCGGCCGTACAGGCGCGCAAATCCACCACCGCAGGCCGCGCATGGCCGGCGGCACCACGGATCCGCTGATCAACAGCATGCCGAACCTGGTTCTGTTGTGCATGGATTGCCATGACTGGGTGGAAATGAACCGCCACAACGCCCGCGAGGCAGGGTATTTGCTGCGGAACGTGGGCGACGCCCCGACCACGCCGATGCTGCTTTTGCATAAAAAGCAAGGGCAATCTCGGTACGTTCGGCTCGACTTTGATGGCACACGGGAGGAGTTGGACCAGGGCGACGCGGCGTATTTTGAGCGGTACGGGCAGATCCCACGGAAGGAAAAGGATTATGGCAGGCAAGTGGACGAATGAGTCGCAGCGGTTAGCTGATGAGGTGCGCCGGAACCTGATGGCGAAGCAGGCCCGTGAGGCGCAGGAGCAGCGGCGGCGGGACGCGGACCGGCGGGCGGTGGAGTCGGCGCGGCGGATCGATGAGGCGCGGCGGCGGGAACGCCGGGGCGGGTCGTGATGCTCGGTACGCCGCACGTATACGTCGCTGATGAGTCCGCGCTCGCCCACGGGCAGGCGTGGTACAGCGCGGAGACGCGGCCATGCACGTGCGGGCTGCCGCGCTCCAACGCGGTTCACGACCTGCCGCCGGCCCCACCGCTGGACGCTCGGCAAGCGGCGGCCGGAGACTACGACGTGGACATGCCCGCCCCCGGCGACCCTCAGCGGGTACTACATAAATCGTCCTGGGCGGATCCGTCTGGTGATCACTGGCTCGCGATCGAGTACGACGACGCACAGCTGGGGATCGATGGGCCGGTTGTGGAGGTGGTGGCCGGGCATCTGTCGCGGGACATCCCGGTGATGATCCCGTTGGAGGTGCTTGAGGGCATGGTGGCGTCTATCCGGCGCCGTCAGTTGCAGGCACGGCGGGGCGATGGGGCGTGATGTCCGTACGCGGCCGGACAGGCAGCCTATGGACTTGCCGGGCACGTACCGGTGCGCGCGGTGCGGGAAACTCCGGTTCGCCACGCAATCGATGGCTGAGTACGTGCTGCGGATGGCGGAGGCGGACTTCCGGGGCGAGCTCGGCCGCGCGCACCCGGTGAGGGCGTACCTCGATCCGACGTGCGGGTGGTGGCACGTCACCAAATCGGCCGAGAGCAGGGAGCGGACATAAGCGAGTGGCCCGGATCGGGGGATTCGGGCCACTCCAACCACGGAAGGTTGTCCGCCGATCGTACCGGATCCGGATGGCCTTACAAGGTAAGGCTGCGAGTCTCTGGACCCTGGCCGGCGGCCGGTCGTAAGATCCAAGTCTCGACGTGACGAAACCCGCCCTTTGCTTGGCGGCAAGGCGGGTTTCGTAGATGGGAATCCGACGTGATCGTACCAAGCGTGAGCGACAGTCGGCTATCCGGCTGTCGCTTTTTTGTTGCCCAACTACTACCTGTGGGGGTGTGACCATGAGCCAGTCACAAGAAACGTCATGACGTGGTTTCGGGTCGACGACTCATTTCACAGCCACCCGAAGGCGCTGAAGGCAGGTAACGCTGCCCTTGGTTTGTGGGTGCGGTGCGCGTCGTGGTCGTCGGCGCATTTACGTGACGGTTTCGTGTCGGAAGAGATCGCGCGTCTCTATGCTGCACGAAATCAGATCGAATCTCTCATCAAAGCGGATCTGTGGGAACGGGTTGACGGCGGATATCAGATGCACGACTTTGGTATGAGGAATCCCTCTGCTGAGGCCGTGCGGGCCGACCGGTCAGCGGCTGCTGAGCGGCAGAAACGTGCTCGTGACAAGGCCAGGGAACGCCGGATTGAAGAGGAAGAGTCACGCGTGAGTCACGGCGTGACTCACGGTGTGACTCACGCGTTAGTCACACCTGTAGTCACGGTCCCCCCGACCCGACCCGTCCCTAAAGAGAAAGAACTACAGCCACCTTCGGTGTCTGCCGGCGCTGTCGCACCGGCCGCCCCCATGACGATCACTCAGCGTTCCAAACGGATCACGGACGCCTACGCCGCCGTGGAACCGATGTGCAAGTGGGTCGCCGTCAACGGGATCGTCATCAAAGCCGTCAAAGCCGATAAGTGGACGGACCTCGAAATCCGGGACGCCCTGCTGCGGATGGCTGGCGAAAACCGCTCGGTCACCATCGATTCCCTGCGGACCGAGCTGGCCGGGCTGCCCCCGATGCGGGTTGTTGCCGGCAGAGGCCGCTCAGATCCGACGAACGACGCCAACCGGCAGTACGAGGCAGCCATGGCCCGCGCGCAGGCGCAGGAGGCTTCTCAGGGGCAGCAACGGGCAGCGTTCCATGACCAGCAAACGATCATTGGGGAACTTGCATGAAACTGACTGAGGTGGTGACGCTCGTACGGTTACTGCGTGCGATCGCACCGGCACAGAAATTCGATGACTACACAGCTGAAGCTTGGCACCCGCTGCTCGACGACATCCGCCACGAAGACGCCATGGCCGCCGTCAAAGAGCTGGGCAAGCGGCTGCCGTTCATCTCACCAGCGGACATCCGCACTGAGGTCCGCCGGCTCCGTTCGGAGCGCATGCGGCACGCTGACCAGTCGTTCAGACACCACGGTGATCCTGACGACGTAGCGGATTACATGCGACAACTGAAAGATCACCGGGCAGCAATCGCTGACGGCACGGTCGACGGCGCTCCCGCGATTGACATCGTGACTCAGCTGTCTGCTGAGGTTGCCGCGCTGGCTCGCTCTAAAGGGTTGCCAGCGATGTCATTCACGCCGCGCGGTATGTGCAGCTGCGACGGTATGAGCGTGAGTCCTGATTGTGTATCCCGTGTCCACCGGCCGAGGGGTGTGTAAATTGACCACCGACACGCAAGCCACCGCGACATACGCGCAATTCCTTCTCGAGTCGGCCCGCGTGGATCTGAAACCGGGGCCGTCGTGGACGTGGCCGGCGCCGTTCTGGGCGAAGTGGGGTTCGTACGCGCTGGGGATCACGGACGGCCCGGTCGTGCAGCTGCGCAAGCTCGGGCGGTCGTGATGGGCGTCAACGTCACCACCCGCACGGTCTGGTTCGCGGTCTGCCAGCACTGCACGCGCCGGAAAATGCAGGACACACCAGGCTATTGGAATGTGTTTGTCGCTGATTTCGCGTCGAAAATGGACCGTGCTGCGTGGCAGATCGAGCATCACAGGGCCAATTTGCAGACGCATCCGGACGTGGATTACGTGGTGTGGGATGTCACGACCGGTGATCCTGTTGCCTGACAACAGGAGTTTCTACCCGAAAGTCACTGTCCCGATGTCGCCTGAGGCGCGGGCACGGCAGAAGCTCGGGCATGACGGGCCGTGCGCGCGGTGTCGGCGGTCGTGTCGCCGGTACGGGCCGATGGGGTCGCCGCTGTGCTCGACCTGTTCGAAGAAAGATCAACTTTCGGCTGCACCAATCAAGCGTGTGACAAACAACTGACAGTGTGACATGCTGGGGGTCTGCACCGCGTCCACCACGGAAGGGGCCACGCGATGTCCACAACCGAGCAACTCCAACGACTCGAAAACGCCATCACCTACATCGAGCAGCACCCCGAGAAACACAATCAGGGCTTATGGATCGGCCTCGACATGGAATGCCGAGTATCTGCTTTGGGGAGCATCGACGATCCGGACCCGTGGTGTGGGTCCAAGGCATGCCTGTTCGGGACGATCGCGCTGCAAGCGGGTGACCTGCCATGGCTGTACGACAGCCCCGTTCACTCCGCTTCGGACCTGTGGCGGAACCTTGACGCGGGGGAAGACAACACGGCCACCGTGGTCCCTGCCGGCGGCACGGACCCGGTGTCCATTTTTGAGCGGGTCATGAGCCTGGTCGGGTTTCTGTCGACCACGGAAGCGTCGTGGTGGGCGAACCCGGAACGCACGGTGGCGGACTTCCGGCGCGCGTTGGAAGACATGAAAGCGGGCCGGCGCCCATTCTGGCACGCCAGCGTGTACGGGGCCGACGACCTGCCGGAACATCCGTGCCCCGCGAGTTGAGGCCGTGCGGTACGGAAGCCGCGTACCGCCGGCACCTGCGCAACGAAGGCAACGCGTGCGCCGCTTGCCGCCGCGCTCACGCCGAATACAACGCCGACCACAAACCCGCCCAGTGATCCGCCTCGCCGGGATCCTCGCGGTGCTATGCAGCGCTCTCGCGGCCGTCTGGGGCCTGTGGTGGCTCGCCACCCACCCCGACGGCGACCCGTACGACCTTTACGACAACGAAAGCGACGACGACTGATGCGCACCATCAAATGCGACCGATGCTTGAAAACCATCTTCATGTCTCCTAGCGGGCCGATGCCGTTCGGGGAAACGCTCAAAGCTCTCGATGTAGTCACGATTACCACAACCAAATTGATGACGGTTGTCCGAGCGGAGATCTGCGGCGACTGCAACACGCAATTGGACATGTTCCTGGTTGGCAAGCAGATCGACGCCGTGCAGGTACGCGAATGACCAACCTCGGAGTATACGAAGCCATACGACGCGCCCTGATGAACGCGGAGAACAGGATACGTAGCGATGGACGCGAGGCTGCCGCCGACGGCGAGACTGTGGCCGTGCAGCGCATGCTCAATCAGGCGGACGCGCTCTCAACTGCCCGATCCGTGCTCACGCGTGAGGACTGCGAGTGAAGATCGAGCAAGGTTTCACCCGCCAACCAGCGCTCACGGTCGCGGACATCCAAGCAATCGCGAAATGGTGTTTCGACAACGATGTACCACTCGACACAGAGGTACGCGGCAAGCAATCCATGGCCGGCCGCATCTACCTCGTGACGATCAGGAAAGAAGAAGAATGAGCGAATACGAAAACGCCCGCGAACGCGTCGCGCGGTACGTGGCTGCATTGTTGAATCATGGCGCGCCTTTCATGATCGACCAGCAGCACGGGGCAGTCCTCACGTTCGACGATTTGGCCCTGTTGGTGAAGGTGCCCGAAACGCCGGTCGTGAACGTCGGCCCGGTGTCCGCGTTGGACCCGGTGATGATGCACATCAATGTCATACAGAACGCTGTCGTCGCGCTACACGGGCGGATCGAGGCGTTGGAGAATCCACCCGTGGATCTGCCGCGTATGTCGTTTGTGCATGACGCTGGCTGCCCGGCCGGCGGCCATTCGCCAGCTATCGTGCGCGGATACGACGGCTGCACATGCAAGGTGGGGCCATGAATGGCGCGTTACAGCCCGAGCAGATCGCGGACGCGACAGCGCAATTCGAGCGCCTCAAAACCAAGGGCTACACGCCGATGCAAATGGCCGAGAAAATCATCTCGGGGATGATGATCGCCGGCTCCCTACATGCTCCCTCACGGCGAGTCTCAGTGTCGGACATCGTTGCCGAATCGGACGCGTGGGCGAGTTTCATGGTCGGCCTGCTGCTGGAACTTGGCTGGACATGCCCGGGAATCGAGGTGTCCAGCGATGGCGAATGACCGCGTGGATCTTCGCAAGGATCTGGCCGGCGCGTACGACTATGCGATGTTGAAATGGTGCGCCGCGTCCACGGACTACAAAGAAAACGGCGGACTCGAACGGCTCGCGAAATACCAGGCGTGGCAGTTCACCACCATCCGTATCGGCCGTTGGCTCATCCTCGAACAAGGCCAACCTGACTTGCTGAAGATCAGCAAAGGGAACGGAAAGGGCGCGTTCTATGGGCGCCGATGACCTGAACGAACGCGTACAGGCGCGACTGGTTCAACTGGAATCCATGGCCGGTTCCCTTCAACACGATCTGCGTGACCCGCAACAACAACTGATGTGGTTCTTGCCGCCCTGGGGCCTGTCGATGGTCGCATCGTGGCGGGAACGCCAGGAACGCCACGGCCCTGTTTCGTTTCGAGGTCAAGAGGGTGAGGAAGGAACCTGCTGCGCAGCTTGCGGTTTCGATCTTGGGTTTCCCTGCCCGGATGCCCTGTTTATTCTACGCGAGATAGGCATAGAGCCGTGAAGCCACGGAAGCGCTCGATTCCAGGCATGGACAAGAGGGAGGCCCGCCGAGCGCTCCGACGCGGCACCGCACAGGTTTGGAAGATCAACACACCCGATGGTGGCCGCATAACCGTGTTCCTCACAGAGATAACCACGAAAGCGACGCGATTGGAATACCGCACATGACCGAGCACACCCACGAAACTCCCGATCAGTTCATGTACGAAGGCGACGAACAGTGGGTAGTGACCGCTTCCGAGCACCGTGTCGTATCGGCCTGCGCCACGTACGCCGACGCGAGCGACGTGCAGTCATGAGCGAGTGTGACGACGTTCAGTACACAGACAACTCGGACCGGTGGCCCGGCCGAGCGACGTGCGGTCATTGCGGCTATGACCTCGACACCTGCGAGTGTCATATAGAGCACGGACCGGAATGCGAGTGCAAAAACTGCGTCTACTACTTCATGCAAGATTGCCCTGAGTGTGGCCATGAGTTTTTCCCCGGCGGGCCGACACCTATCACCGCACACCCGGAAGGCGGTTGTCAAAGCAAGTACCCACCTTGCGGGTGCACGCATTCCCGGCCTGCTGGATGGTGGCGAAAATGAGCACGGCCAGTGTGACGGTCGCGGTGGGTTACACCAGTCAATACCCAGTGATCCCCGATCAGCACATCAGCTATGTCACGGTTGGCCTTGACCTTTTCGAGCTATACAGGGTGAACGGCTATTTTGAGCACATCCGGCCCATTGAACTGCAAGCCACGCTGGAAGCATTCGGCGCGGTAGCGGCCCGTACGCGCGGTTCGGGTATCTGGCCGGCCGTGTCGATGATCACGAGCCTCAACATCGTGCAGGAGACGCTATGACAGCCGCGCGTCGTGCATGGGAGCGCGAACCCACGTCGTGGGCGGGTTACGGCAACGCGTACGAGTGGCGTGCGTTCCGTAAGCGCTGGTTTGGGACGCACCCGCATGACTGCGTGATCCGATACGACGACATCTGTCTCGGAACGGGCACCATCCTGGACCATAAGGACGGCTGCGACTACACGATCAACCGCTGCAACCCGGAATGGATCGAGGGCATCGTCTGCCGGCCCTGCCACAACCGGAAGACTGGGAAGCAGGGCCATGCCGCGTTGATGGCGAAACGTGGCGGCTACAAGCAGCTCGGGCAGCCCAGTGAGGAGTGGTGAACCGTGGACAGCGCTGAACAGTGGGTCAACGAACGCCTGTACGCCCGCGCTGCGAAAACCCGCATGCAGGACGCGGTCATGACCGTCGCCCGCCGGCAAGTCGAACACTGCCCGTCTTGTGACCACTACAAAGCGATCCACGTGCGCCCGCAGGGATGCCTGGAATGCGCCTGCACCATTAAGCCACGGAAGGCCCGAAAATGACCACCTACACCCTGCCGGAACAGCCGCCGCTCTACAGTCACGTCACAGACAAAGACGGCGACATGTACGTGTTGGGTCATGAAAACGGTGGTCAGATGACCGCCTGGACAGCTGAAGTCGAAGTCTCCTTGGAAGTCATCTTCCAGGTCGGCCAGGACAGCCCTGATCTGACGCACACGATCCTGGGCGTCCTGGCCGCGAAAATCGGCGCGATGGCGGACATCAAGGACTGGCGGGCGCTGGCACCGGACATCACGCTGCACTGGGTCGACGACAGTCACCCGGCCGACGAGGTGGAAGCGGCTGCGATCGCGGACCGGCACAACCGGCAAGTGAAGCTCGTACGCGGCACTTGGCGAGTCGAATTGCCGGCCACGCCAGTTGTGGTCAAGGTACACCCGTTCCAGGTGGACCTACGGAAGCACCGCATATGGGGAGCGCAACAAGCGGTCAACCAGCACATGCTCGCGGACGTGGCCAGGACGATGGAACGCACGAAGGAACACCTCGCGGACATTTTGAGCCGTGACGTGGCGCGCCGGCTACTGCTCACCATCGACCCCGTGGACATCAGGTACGACAACCGATACGACATGATGATCAACTCCACTGTGTTCACGGCGCGATGGCTGGAGAACTGGCCACCATGGGCCTGACACCACCCGGATACGTACGCATCCCGTTCATCGGTGGCCCTGCCTGCGGCAACGATGTACTGCTGCTGGTGACCGCTGTGCAGCAGACGTACGTGGTGCCCGTGCAACCCAACAGGCCAGTGAGCCAGGTAGAGATCGACGTAGGCCGAGCACTGCCTATAGAGCCTACGCACGGCACGGCCACGTACCGCCTCCATCGTGGCCCCACCGGCAAGGCGCAGTACCGGTACAAACACCTGAAGGCCATGTGATGAGCAAGGCATGCGCATGCCGCGTGTGCTGCGCTAACGTCGCCGCTGGCCGTGAACTGTTCGACCCGTCCACTGTGGTGTGGGAGACATGCGTACGTACGACGTTCGCAGGATGGCGGTATCAGCCACCCGTGTGTGCCAACCAATGGCCGAATGATTTCGCTACTCGCGCTGAATACCGTGCCGCGTTCGGCGTGAACAGGCCGATGGTCCTACTGCCCAACGTCACGTAACGCACAGCGCATACAAGAGGGGACCGCATGCCTACATGGGTGCGGTCCCTTCGCCTTACCTACCCGCCGCCATCACACACCGTAAGAAACTACGAAGAGTAACTATGTTCAGTCCGTGTTCACCTCACACAACGTGACCTTTCAAACGGACATAGGGCCACAAAAATCTCTAGCCACACCCGGCCCCAACAC